CTAAACAACCGCGTTGTCCTGGCGAACATCGCAGATAGTAAACGTCACGACGCCGATGACAGTAACATCGTCCATGGCTTCGCCCTCGATCGCTTCGCCGTCTTCGGTTATCAGTGACTTTCCTCTCAGCGTGGCAAGTTCCGTCCCGCCGCCGTGCTGGATAAGCAGCTGGCTTCCCTGCTTTGGCTTCAGGGAGATGTCCAGCACAACATAACCGCCATCCCTTTCGAAAACGCGGGTGTTAGGCCCGACATTGCAGATCGAGTTAACCGTTAATCGCTGTTCCGTGTAATCCGTCGCGGGTGATGGAAAGCCCATTACAGAATCCTCCCCATGTTGGCCATCATCCACAGGCGGTTTTCACTATGCTCTGCCGTTTTGTCGAAAATTATCAATACGTTACTCCCTGACATTTATTTTCGGTCGGTTATTTAAAGAGCCATTCTTTTTATAAACGCATCTTCTGGTGTTAATCCTTCCGAAAAATAATCAACCCATTCCCCCTTATAGGCAACAATATCCATTGAATGTCCGCCATTTTTAACCAGTTCAACCACGTCTCTGAACCAAGTTTCAAATGGCGGTTCGGTCAGTTCTGTTTCGTCTTCCATTTTCACTCCTACATTGAGGGCAACATTGATACATTAACGGTTCTTTCCAGACCATCAACATTTGTCAATTGAACAGTAACAAGACCGGTTGAGCTGTTAATGGACAATGATACCGTTACGCCAGTCCCTGAAAGCCCAATGCGTGCAGAGCTGGCAACAATTCCCGAGGTCAGGATATCCAGATAATAAAGATTCTCCCTTCTGAATCTGACGGGAATTTTAATATCGTCACCAAGTGACTGGCTACCAATTCGACATTCAATTAGGATTGAACGGGTAATATATGTATCGAAAGAATTCTGGAATATGTTGGTCTTGGTCAGCGATAACGTTGCGCCCGCAGAGCCTGCTAACGTACCTGATGACTGTGAACCAATAATTCGCCTGCCTTTAACAACCTGGGTCATACCAATATTTACATCGTCGTCCATACCAAGGTTGCCGGTTATCGACTTATTTAACGTGGTCGCCTTCTGGTTAATTGCTGAAGTAACAAAACCAGTCATGTCACTTCCGGAAACCTGCAAGGTCCCCCCGCCAGAGCCAAGAGCCGATACGTTGTAGGATGGCGAGATTGTCCCTCCGTCACCGCTGTCATTCGCACCGACACCAGTTCTTACCCCTGAGAGTTCAATTTTACCGTCATCAATAATAATAAAGTTTGCGGAATAGTCATTACCCACGGGTTGATTAGCACCACTGCGCCGGACGTTAACGCCGTTTAAAATCCATGAGGATTTCGCCCCGGCGACCACGCCACCCCTTCCCGCCCTGTCGCACAGTTCGCCGAAAATCTGGTTCTCCACCGACTGGAACGCATACCAGTTATCGCCGGTGTTCCATTCGTTCCGGCATCCTCCGAAAAAGTTATTGTTTGCCCCACCGGTAAGGGCCACTCCTCGATCATTAGCATTGATTGTGCAACCAAACATCATGGAGTCTATTAAATTCCTGACTCCATCCCCGTTTCCGGATATTGAACAGAAATATGCTTTCATTGTTCCGATGTACCTGGCTGTTCCTCCTGAAGCCCAGCCAATCCCGATCGCAAACCGATAAAATCCGCACCCCTCAAGTCGGGTGCCGTTGAACTGGGTTGCAGTACTTGGCGAATAAAAAAGGTACGTTGTTTTATCTCGGCCATCAAAAACAATATCCCGGAATACATGCCTGCCTGTTGAATAAAATGGGAAACTTGCACCAGCTGCTACGCGGATGACGACTCCGCAATTCAGAAAACTGTTGTCGTCATCAATTGTATATGGGCGTCGGCAACCCCACCCTATAAATTGAAAACCTAATGGAAGCATTGCGGGGTCAAGCCCGAAATTTAACGCACCGACATTCCACGGAATATCCAGTACCATCACTCCATCAGCTATAGCTTTTTTTAACGCGTAGTCAGCAATAACATTAACACCAGGAGTTGTGAGCAACGCTTGCTGATCAGCTTCAGTAAGATATTCAAAAATCGAGGAGCGAATGATTCTGGCCAGAGGTGAGGCGTTCCGGTAAACCGTCATTGCCCCTTCGCTTGAACCCAGGTTTTGGCGAAGCGTATCACCATCCATCAGAACAAAGTGAGTGACGTCGTTCGTAAAGCTGGTTGCATCGGTTCCGGTGGTCGTAAAGCCGACGTCAGTAGCAGCATTCAGGCGGTAATACTGGTTGTTATAGCGGATGTACTGATTGCGTGCGCTGAACTGAAACGGGCCATTTTCGTAATCACCAAGAAATACATACCCAGAAGACACGAGAAAGTGTTGAAAACGGTTTTCTTTATCCGCTTGAGAAGCATCAAAAGTGGCTTCCTGCTCGACTATCTGGCTGGTAAATCGGGATTCAAAGTCACTCAGTTTTACCGAAAATGCAGACTCCAGTCCGAACCATGACATACGGCTACGACCGAGCCGATCAGTCCATAAGGATGAAGTTAAATCATTGAGTGCAAGGTCCAGATTCTGAGCGTTATCAAAAACGTTACGCATGTCTGCCGACGGAACCGGATCCCGCGTTAAATAAAATGGCATAGTGGTGTTACCTCAGAAGCGGATCAGGCAGGAATTTCAGGCCAAACGATATCGGGTGCCGTAGATGTATCAATGCGGTTCAATGCAACGCGGTATTTTTTCCACTCAGCCAGTTTCGTAATTTCTTCTTCAGTCTGGATACCAAGCTCTATAGCATCGTTTAGAGGAGCTATTTTTGCGTTTGCTTCGCGCATCAATTCGGTCAATAGCTCAGTAGCATTACTCACTTCAGCCAGGTGTTTAGCTTCTGTATCGTCAACCCAGTTATCGCCATCCCATTTTTGATATTTGTCCGCTGGCGCCTTCGTCGTTACCCCTTCTGGCAGTTCTCCGAGCGCTGAAATCTCAATAGGTTCTCCAGACACTGTGCTGTATACGGTTTTTCCGCGATGGTCCTCAATAAGAGACCACAGCCCAGCAGCTATATTGAAAACCGCTGCTTCTCCGGGTCCTATTTCTGGCGGTGTTATTTGGGTGCAGCAGGCTGGCAATCCAGTGTGAGGCGGGATTGACAACTCTTCAAAGCCCGCCAACTCCCCCGTGTCGTCACTGATATGATAAACGGTTACAACCTGAGTTTTATCAGACATTTCAAAAGTCATTATGCGAGCCTCACGATGTAGTTGAATGCGATGTTTTTAACGGTGTTTTCTGCATTACCAGTAGCATCGACCGTGATGGTATGTGAGTGGGCCCCAATTACTACAGAGTGTGTATGAGCGCCTGCAGTAGATGTCACACCAAAATTATTCCCACTATTATTGCCAACCTCCTGATCACTCCCCCCCTGTTTCTGCATAGCAGATCCCCACGTGTGGGAGTGGTCACCGTTACTACTCGTGACTTTAGTTCCAAGATCTGTTGATGAGGCAGATGCTGTGTGCGAGTGGGATTTAACACCATCTTGCTCCTGTGATAGCACCGCTCGCCCGGTAGCTGGTTTCCCTTTAATGGTCCAGTTACGCATGTCTGGAATTACACCTGACGGGTACGCAGCAGCCAGTAACGGATATGCCGTCTGACTAAATGTTTGCCCCTGCATAAATGCGAAGTTTCCCTCTGCGGGTAGACTATCTGAGGGCCAAGGGATGGGGGTTCCAACTGGAAGTGCACTCCGCGCAACAGAATTAACTGACATGGTAATCAGGGATACAAGCTTTGCTGTGTCACCATCATCAAGCACATCCTCTCCGGTTGTCTCAGCCATGAACTGAGCTAAGACGCTCGCCATAACGGTCCCCTGCCGCAGCGCTTTATTAATCTGGGCGGACCTGGCCAGCCCTGCAGTAAATCCTGTAGAAAGGGCGATCAAACCTTCCCATTCCGTCTGTGATGTCACATTTGAGCCAGATGCAATGGCAAATGGTTTAAAGTTGTTAACTGGCATCAGAAAATTTCTCCCCATGCACCGGACTCAAATCCAGCGATATAGTTGTTTTCGACATCAAAACCAAAGAATTTATATCCATTAGAGGGCGTAACCGTTTCTCTAACTCTTACTCCGGACGCTTTTACCGTAAGGAGGCCAGCACGAACCACAAAAACAAACTCAGCGGGAAGTTTATCTATTGGGTTAATGTCATATCGCGATGGTGTGTAATCATCAGGAAGAGAAATAAAGGGACCACGATTCATACCTGAATCAAATATCAACCGGTCTGTTACAGACATTAAATATTCAGAATCAATGACGATGAGCACTGAGATCGTCATATCCTGATTATCGAGGATGATCATTTTAATCCCAGTACCAGCGAGCGCTGTTTCCAGAATGTCTGGCAGCGTTCCGTTCTGACCATTCCAGTTATTAATACCCACCCTGGCCTTTAACACGACCCGGTACACGTCATCACTCAGGTATGTTATTGCGTCAGAAGACTGGTACGGACCAAGCCAGATCCCCTGGTCCCAGCCCACTCGTTCTTTGTCCCATTCAAGGAAAACACCAGATATCGGCGCGGCAACAGTCCGGGCTACTCCAATCCATTTACCAAGAATATCAAGTTGTGCCCCTACGCCAGTATCTATGTCGAACGCAGAGATAAGACCGGACACTGAACCAGACACATCAATTAGCGGCCTTGTCGACAGGTCAACATGTTTTACAAATTTTGGTTTTCCTGCATGGTAGTTGGAAATAAGTTCGGTGTATTTGCTCATGCTGTCACCGTTATCTCTATATTTTCCACGCTACATGAAACAGCCTCGTCATATACGACTGTGACATTAGCTGCTGCGACGGACTCAGCCGACCGGCCTATTAACAGCTCCATAATGTCGTAATATCGCGCATTCCCACCGCTTACTACGCCGAGATTCGCCGGGGAATAAACCCTGCTCAGCAGCACACCATCACCAATGGCGAGAGAGTTAATGTACGAAGCCACAGCGGCTTTCATTTCATCGCCAATGTCGGAGGTGTAGCCAGTTAACGCCTTCAGGGTAATTGACACGTATACCGGAACATCTACTGGGCGAGAGAAGCGAATGGTATAAGGGTTTCCATACTTATCTGTGACTACCACGGCAGTCGTGCCGTAGGTGGAAACTCCCTGCCCCTTCACGCTTCGGATGGTATTGGCAATTTCTGTTGCATCCCCACCCTCAACGACAGCAGAGATAGAATGCTCTGGTAACCCGTTAGCGTCCGTTGTCTCGGTATCATTCTCAAACAGTTTGTGACGGGTCACGCCTTCAACGTTGGCAATCGCACCATCTACCGCATCAAATGGCGTGAGAGACGCCAGCGCGACGCTTTGCGACTGCCTTACGCGTAGTTCTGCATCTGTTTCCGCCGCAACGCCTACAGTGGCCGCCAGCGGGTTAGTTACCGAAGCCCATCCGCGCGTAGGTGTGTTGATGCCGTTTACCGACCCCGCTACCGCGGCGACCGCTCCCGAGTTTGCACAGGTGGCCGTAGCTACCACTGTCCCGTCGGAGCCAATGACCACCGTTGCAGGCAGATTCCAGACCACGCCATTCGTGTCCCGTACCGAGCCGTTAGTGATGGTTGTACCGACCGTACCGGTCAGCAGCAGATCGACAGTTGAGTTCGTCGCTGCGCGTCGGGTAATGCCGTTAATTTTGACGTTGCTCGTCAGTGCGTCACCCAGAGCCGTCGCCGGCGAGAATGACCGGTAAACCGAAATGGCGGTGTTATTGGCATCATGGATAGCCAGTGCCACCAGCGCCACCAGCTGGCCGTCTTTGCTGTCTGGCTCCAGATAAGCATCACTGCCATAAATCTGCTGAAAATAGCCGGTGATGGTGTCCAGAACGGTCTGATAATCGGGCGCACTTATCCCCTCAGCGGTTACCGTTGCCGATAAGCCGAGTGTGTCGAGGTCCAAAGACATTACGCCTCCGAGGTTACTGTGGTTGTCCCGTAGATGGTTTCTACCGTTGCTGTGAACGTTACACGGCGCGTGGTACCGTCAACGGTGGTGTTAAATGCAGTGATTGAGCTAACCCCCTGCGTTTCGAGGATCCGCTTACGGATAGCGAGGTTGTAGGTATCCGGTTTTTGCTTACCCAGAACGGACTGAATCCATGGCGTACCTTCTGTGGTGTCCAGAAACCACTGACCGTACCAGAGCAGGAAGCGCGTTTTAATGGCCTGCGCTACAGCCTCGGGTGAGTTAACCAGCCAGGTATCATCGCCCTGACCGAAGGTGTAATCCCCATCGTCATCTTCTCGACGGTATCGCATATCATCCTCCGAGTGGTGCTGTACTGCTACCACCAGGCTCAACGCCACCATGCGTATGCTTATCAACGATTGAGCCATCCACCAGCTGCAGGCGTCCGTCCGAAAGAATTTTAAGTCCGTTCAGGTTAAAACCTCCCGGCGCCGTACCGTTGATGGCTCCGCTGGCAGGATTAAGGCTCAACTTTGTTTCCCCGTCATCACTGCGCAGCTCTACCGCACTGGTGCTAATGCCGCCGATTTTCTTCGCCTGAGACTGCGGACCGACAATGCAGAAGGCATCGGATAAATCATGCATGCGCTCGTCTACCGGCTCCTGAATACCTCCGCTTTGCCACCAGAAATCAATACAGCGGTCCGCAAAGATAACAAGGCATTCATCACCAGCCTTAACAGGAAAAGTCAGTGTGCAGCCTCCGCCGCGAGGGAAAACGACAGGAACATCTACCAGCAGTGGATAATCATTCGTTAATTTGTTGCCGTCGTTATCGCGCTCGATGTAGCGGATCGCCGGCTGCACCACGGCAGTCACTGCGTCAGGATCAAAAGACTGGATGATGCCGGGCATTGCAACGCGAAGTTGTTCGTTGAGCGTCCTTCTCTCTGACGCCAGAACCTCAGCAAGCGCCCCACTGCGGGTTTTATCGGATATTGCCATTACCTTACTCCAGGCAATAAAAAACCCACATGGGTGGGCTTTTTATAGAATTTTGTAATGCCTTACGGTTTCGGAATTATCACCTCAGCCCAACAGCGACAGTAACCGTTAGGACATAATTTTCCTTCTCCTGGGTGACCTGTTTTTGGAGGTCTTGCCCAAGAGAATGTTTTCCCATTCTGCTTATCGCAATTTGGGCAGCAATCAGAACCACGCCAAATATATTTCTTAGATCCGACTCTTTCCGCCTGGATTTGCGTAGCTTTTGCTGACTTTCTAAAATCATCACCCATCAATTTTTGATATGCGATTCCATCAGCAAGCATTTCCTCCTTGCTTCTTCTACGACCATTTTTAGGCTTAGATTTAACCTCATGACGACGATAAGAATAATCAATACTATGGATAAAGTTATCTTCTTCTTTCCGCTTTTTAGCTTTCTTATGGTTATTCCATCTAGTAACAATGGCTATTGCCAAAAAGAAGAGGATAATTGCGAAAAATTCCATAATCACTTCACCTTGACGCAGGGGAAGGATCCGATAATCTTCGGCGCATCCATGCTGTTTTGCAAAAGTTGGACGTTAAGGAAACGCGTTTCGGTGCCAGGGCGACGGATGTACTCGAATCCGTAGTTGTTACCATCCTTAGCTGGCATGAGCCCCATGCTGGCCTTCATTCCGTTGCCATTCCCTAGAGTTTTAATTTTCTGAGAGGTAACTGTTTCACCATTAACTCTGAACAGTGCATCTGGAACAAGCTCTAATTTGTAACCACCGCATTGCAATGTTATGCCACCAGGGTTGGCCGCAAAAGCTACCCCTGGAAGGCAACAGAGCGCGATAAGAATCCACTTTTTCATTATCACCCTTCTCGTTGTAAAGAAGACGCCGAACGAAGATCAGCAGCACCACGCGCTTCACACATCATATCCATGTACCACGCCTGGCCCCTTGTGTCGCCAGTGTACATAATGCCACGGACAATATAAACGCCGTCAGTCGCAATACTGGCAGGCTGCGCAGTCGTGCCTTCAATGGTGATGTTTCCGTTGTTGTTCTGGTCAGTGATACGCCCTTGCGTCATGGCGATATCGTTATTTCCCAGCACGGTACGGAATACAGAAGCCTGATTGAGCTCGATCAGTCCATTAACGCGGATGTTAGGGTTAATCAGGCAACGGACGTTAACGCCGCTACCAATGGTCTGCTGAGGCATACCCACAAGTCCGGTGGCGCTGTTCAGCTTAATGGCTTCGTGAACAACCTCATTTTTCGCCACCATTTCCCGCTTGCCGTCGACAAACATCCAGTCAGCCTTGCATTGCTCGGCGACGTTATCCATCAGATGCCGGGTCATACCAAAAAGCACCCTGCCGCGAGGAAACACCGTTGCAGGCATTGCAGGGGTATTCCCTTCAGTGGCCCCGTTAGCGTTGAAGTCCTTCATGAGCACTGCATTGACGTCAGAGACCGTATAGCCAGCCGCCAGCGTCTGCGCAGTGATCGAGGTAGCGAATGCCCGGTCAGAATCAGCCGCCTGAATGAGGACGAAGCTATCAACGGGGTTATCTTTCCCTGTGATGGTGTACCGGATTTCCCCGTCGAAAATCAGCCCATAATTTCGACCATCCATCTGCCCGACTTCATCGGGGTTTACTGTCCTGGCGACGCCTGCCTGACTGGCGGGAACGTCAGCTGCAATGCCATCGTAACCAGCGATAACCCTAATCCGGGAGAATTCCTCACCGACGATCCGGTTTACGGTATCAGCTGAAAGGTTATAGATTTTGAAAGTACCTACTCGCGTTTCGCTGCTGAGGTTAAACCAGTCGATAGTAAAAGTGACCTTGAAGCTACCAAAATCAGTAGCGTTCCCCTTCGAATCGACTAACTGCAATTCGAAGTGCCGCATCCAGTTCTGAGACATTTTTACTCCGTTACCGCATAAAGATGGCTGTAAATCCCCAGATCGGCCTCAGTGGGATTTTCGCTGGACTGGTTGTCACAGCCAACATAAAGCGAAAAGCCAAGCCCGAGATAGCGATACTGCGCCAGCAGGTCGGCGCCGGTGATAAGCGGGATCCCCTTTATCAGGTCCGCACCGCTGCTATCCATAATATCCAGACACCAGAAAGCAGCACGCCAGGTCACAGCCATTTGCAGACTTTGACCTGCCACAGATATGGAGAATCGCTGGTTTTCCGGGGAAAGAGGGATTTCGCTGATCGTCATTTACCCTCCCGCTACAAAGCCACTTAACCGGCTCAATATTGATTCATTTTTTTGCACTGGCGTTTTCACCCCGGAGTTTTGCACGGCTGAGGTGTTCGCCCCTAACTTCATATTGGACTTTGGAGCCACCTGCGTGGTGGTTATGCTTGTGATAATCACTTCCCGGAGCGTCAGCACGGCAGAGAGAATATTTTCCGACGTCCTGTCAGTAGTAACCTCAAGCGCACGGATCAACATATTGGTGTAAATCCGCTTACCGGTCACCACATCTAAAGGCACCCTGCTGCTCTGCAGATTTAACAGTTCCTGATACGTCTCCTTCGGGCCAATACCTACGCTCAGCCCAAGAGAAGACGTATCTACAAAGTCAAGCAAGGAACCGCCACCAGCGAAACCGACCTGCATTACCACTTCCGAAGGACGCCGAAATGCATGGTCGGAAATTGCTGCGCCGACCTCTACGGGATGCTCGGTTATTTCAAGAGAGTCATCGTGCTTTTCCGAAATAACAACACTGGGGACTATCAGCCCGATCCGCCTGCTCTGCTGCTGAAAGAGAGTAGAAAGAATATCCATCATCCTGCTCCAGTTTGGTTATTTCTCAGCACCCTGGCATTAGCATCAAGCTGGCGGCGACTGACTTCCTGCCCAATTTCCTGAGCATTACCGCCATAGATGTTGTAGGTGTTTTGCTGATTCACCTGCGCTCCAGCAGCCTGATGGGCAAGCGGACTATTCCAGTTCGAATACCCCTCTTTGCGGGCCATAGACTGCATGAGCATAGCCATCGTATTGGGGTCGGACAGGTTTAATGCTGCCGTCGGCGATACCCCCATCCAGCCAGCAACATCACGGGCATATTTGGCAGGATCGTTGTTATCGGCCGCAGGTGCCCAGGTGCTGACGATATCCATGATAGTCTGCAGGCGGCGCCCGGTCGTTTTACCAGTAAAGTACCGCATGAGCTGGTTTTTCATGGCCTCCCAGCCTTCCAGCGCAGAACCAAACGCACGAAAGCCACCACCGCCTACGGGCCGAATATTGCCGGGGTTATTGTTGCGATCGGCAAGCGTGTTCTGCTCATGCTGATACCAGCCGCCATCACTGAAGCGAGATTTAACCTCCTCCCAAAATCCCAGAACTTTACCTCGCGCATTGACTGCGCTACTGGTAACACCAGGAAGGGCGTCAGGTTGATCGCTACCTTGTTTGAGAAGAGCCCTGCCAATGCTTGCAGCATCCGACCAGCGACCGTCCTTGATAGCGTTAAGCAGGTCGCCGATCATACTCAGCATCTTGCTAAACTCACCCATCTGGGTAATGAAGTTGCTGAAATCCCATTTTAAAGACCAGGATTTAGGGTCGATATTGAGCAACTTTGCCAGCGCTTTTCCGAGATCGAGGACAGTCTGTTTCAGGTCACCGACCATTTTCAGTGCTGCGTCTACTTCAGGCTTCCATTTCCCCCAGTCAATGAGGCTCTTACCGCCCTCCTTCCAGGTCTGGTAATCCTCCCATAGCAAAGCTATGGCAGCGGCAAGACCGAGAACCCACGTAATCGGCGATGCGAGCATAGCGCGGTTGAGCATCCACCACGCTGCGGTTAGCGCTCCAATAAGTTCGATCAGCTGCTGCGACTGCTTATCAAGAGAGTCCCACCAGTCGCTGATACCCTGACCCAACTGGATGAGGCGGTAAATTACCCTGCCTACCATCTCGCCAGCCCAGAGAATTCCTTTCACCGTACCGGTTATTGCGCCTTCAATTTTCGGGAAGTTTTCCAGTATCTGGCGGCGCAGCCTGTCGAGAGAGCCAGCAAGTCCATCAGCGAGACTGGAGCCGATTTTATCCCGCGCCATGCCTGCCATCAGCCCAAAAGAGCGCAGCGAGGTCATGAATTTATTGGAGCTGACGGCGGCCACATCGGCGTTATAGCCGATCGCCTTCGCCATCGCGGTGTATTCGCCACTAAACTGGCCGATACCGCGACGCATTGCCATCAGGGTGTTTTCATCCAGACCCAGCATCTGAGCGTACTGGTTCGCGCGGTAATACGGCATGCTGCTAAGACGCTGGCCGACGCCGGTAAAGATCGTCGCCATATCCCGCATGTTGCCGCTGGCATCACGCGTTTGAACCCCCAGCCGGTTGAGGAAACCCTCAGCGCCGGGATTGTTACGCATGAACCGGGCAAGATTTTCGAGAGAGCCGCGGGCCCCGTCGACACTGCCGCCAACCTGACTAACTGCATACCCTATCTGCTTAATACCCTCTACCGTCGCGCCTGTGCGCTGAGAGGCCCAGTACAGGTCGTCGAGACCGCTGGCAATTTTCGCAGTGAATGCAACGACGGAAAGCGCCGCCGCCTCAACTTTGACGCCCAGTTCAATCGCTTTAAGCGTTGTCCCGGCAACGACGGCATCGAATTTTCTGGCGCCAGCCTCATCAACTTTGAACCCGAGCGAGATCAGAAAGTCCTTGAGCGTTTCAGCGTTCATTATCCTCTCTCCATTTCGCTATGCGGTTTTCGTTATCGGCTTTCAGGTCAATCCAGTCATTCATACGGGCAATATCAGCCAGGTCTACTGACCCATCTTTCAGGTCGGTGTAATGGATGAGCCCGGCATCCACCGGGCGCATCAGGAAATCCTCACCTTCTGGCATGGATTCCAGGACAGGACCTATGGCTGGGTAGGCGTCCCGCTGCCGGGGAGTTCTTTCAAAAAATTTCCCAGGCTGTCGGCGACCACCCGCGCCACCAGCTGCAGCATCGTGAACAGGTCGATATCGTCGAACATCAGCGCGCCCTGATCGAAAATTTTCACCCACCCTTTTTCATGCTGGCGCATAACAACGCCCAGGCACGGATGAATCACCGCGTTAACGTCATCTTCCGGCAGAGCCGCCAGCGTATCGGCAATCTTCGGCAGGACGATATCCAGAGCGTTGAACGCCCTTTTCTCACCGAAAACCAGCTTGCCCTCGCTGTCTCTGACCATCATGGATTTCAGCGTGCCAAAGTCAGAAACCAGCCCGGCCAGCACCGGCAGCAATTTGCGGCTAACCTTCAACTGCTGGAAAACATCGAGCTTTGCGGTGCGGTATTTAACGCCTTTGATTTCAAATTCCATCTGTTAAAACTCCCCAAGCAGCTGATCTATCTTGCCGCAGTCAAAGACCCAGGAAACCGTATTGCCGACTTTGGCGTTAGCGTGATCGGGTTGCTTCTGGAAAGCACAAGAACGCGCTGTAGTGGTATCACCTGATACTTTGTTGCGAATGACGATGACGTTATTGCCCCACGTCGCCGAGGACAGGCTCTGTGCGTTGTACATCAGCGAGAGCTTTTTGTTTACCGGGGAGGTTTTCAGCAAAGTTACCGTGATAGTGCCGCTTTTTCCGGCGTGCAGGCTGTGCATCACCTCGCCATCGGCGCCGATGGTCATGGTGTTTTTGGCTTCTGTCATTGTGACAGTAATGCCCTCTTCGGCGTTCGCTGAGCCGTAGCCAAGCTCAACTAACCCGGTAGGCCCTGCGAGAGAGGCCGAAACATCAAGAAACGAATACGTAGACATCTATGGCTCCTTAGCGCACGACCGTGATTGCGACGGTGCCGTAATGAACGGCTCCGGCCAGTTTCCCGGCAACCTGAATTGGCACACCTTTCCGCGCTTCGCGATCGACCTGAAGCTGGTCATCAACGTTTTCTGCCCAGGTGTAGTAGCCCTTAGTCAGCATGTCGCCGGTATTGAGCTGACCAAGCGGGCCACCAGTCCATTTACCCGGCGCAAAGAGACCGTTTTGCACAGCCTTATCAAGCACCAGCTCAATGTTAGCGATACGGGTAGTGGTACCGGCATCGGTCTGGGGGATTTTGGTTGTGCTCGTATAGAGCGTGTTGTAGTCAGCCGTTTGTACGGCGTTCTGCAACCAGTCGAGGCCATGGCGCTCGTCGAAGAAATCACCGTTTGCCATAACGCCCTGTTCAAGAATCGCCGTATCGTTTTCGTAGTACACGTAAACGTTGCAGTTCTTCGCTTCCAGGTTGTTCGCCTGCGAGGTACCCAGGGTTTCGTAGGTGACGCCCGGCAGTTGTTTAAACTTGAGGGTGATCGTCGTGTTGCTTCCAGTGAAGTCAACAGTGAACGCACGTGCAAACGAGGACAGCGCAGCATAGCGGCTGCTGGTCGAGTACTGGATAAAGGTACGGCTGTATTTCGCTGCCTTCAGCTTGGAAGCCAGATCCGTCGTGGTGGCCGAGTCAAGAATCGTTGAATCAGCCGAGGTAACGCCAAAGATGCGGGATACACTCGCGGCTTCGATAGCCGCCGCCACACTGATAATGTCGGTATCGGAAGGATAATCAGCAACCGGTACAGCAAGGTGAAGGCCATACCATGAATTCCAGTCCAGCAAGGCGTTAACGGCCTGCAGGAGGCTTTCTGCGCTGCCTGTTTCGCCAGTAGCCAGCGTTTTCGCCCAGCGACCGACATACACCAGAGTCGGCTGCGGTTGCTGGGAGAACCAGATAACAGCCGCTGCATATTCCTGGCTGTCTACACCAAAGTCATCGCCAATATCATCAGCGCTGGAGTAAAGACGCAACCGCTCAGAAATCGGAATGACAGTTGAGTCGCCCAGGATGAGCATTGAGCCAAAATTGCGCCCCTGCGCGGCCCGAGCAGAAAGCGTCACCGTCACGTTAGCGATACGGTTAAGGGGAAGCCCTTTTTCCATGTTAGTCTCCGGTAACTATCGTGACGTTAGGGTCAACGACAGATTTAACGTTGTAGGTACGGGTGTTTTTGCGGGAAAGGGTCACGGCAAGGTCATACCGGCGCACCCACTGGTTGTTGATCAATTCGGGGAGGTTTCGTATATCATCAGCGCTCACCAGCGACAAACCTGAGATTCGTCGCAACGTATCTGCGTTTTGATCTACAAACATTCCGTCACGAAACCGCGTGGCCATCCCGGAACCGCCGGGGCCATAGAAACAGAAAAGCGCCTGGATGCTTTCCCATGACCATTGCTCGCTCTGCTCTTCGCTTACCTGGACATTTGCAGGAGTGCCGGGACGTGAGAGCGTGGAAAAGTTAAACCCGCACCACGTCTCACCGTTCGGCGGTATTTTGGACTGGGGATCGGTAAACCGTGGCAATACCAGGTTAACCGCAATCCCTGTCACGCCTCTTACCCAGCGACTTAGTTGCTTTTCCAGCTCCTTATCGTACTCAGGAGCATCCCCGACGGGGGTTAGATACCCAGGCTCTGTGCTGTCGTTACTCAACGGGAATTCCTCCGTTAAACTCCAGCAGCTCGCAATGTGCCTGCACGAACCCGGCACCGTATCGGGTGTACGGATCGACAAAGGTCACGCGGTACCGTCTGCCGCTGTATAAAACGATGTCAGCGTCGAGTTCTGGCGTTGAATCACTGGCAGGCATCCCCTGCGTTAGCCTGAACTGGGTAACAATGAGGATGGCGCCATTGATGTTTTGTCCGGCGGCCATTCGCTTAGCCTCAAGCGATCGATCGACGGTTACAACACCAGAGAATGGAATAGCCTGCGCGGTATTGGTCGGAAAATTATCTTCGTCCACTGTCTGCACCTGTCTGTGACACACCAGAGTCAGATCGACAAAATCCGGGTCCAGAAGAACATCAGTCACATCGAGAAACGGCATTATTTTTTCCTCACGACGTAGTTAATCGCCCGCAAAAGGAACCCATGGTCATAAAGCGGTTTTACGTCCTGACCATTACTACGGCGTCTGGCTTTCGTTTTTTCCGAAAGTGGCGTCAGTCGGTCACCATCGCCAATAACCGCCTTTGCCGCATCGCGGGCAACCTGTCCAGCGGACTCAAGGTGTTTCTCAGCCAACACGGCGTTACCGTCAAGCGCCGCCTGCGCAGCGAGTTTTAGCTTGGCCGTCGTCTTATCGCGAGAATCCTCAATGCCGATATCAAGGAAAGGTCGTGGCGGGATCGTGACCACCTGCGCAGGAACCGTGTGCGTGGTAGAAAAATTGCTTTTTGATGCCTTAACAAATCGACCATTCCGCTTTAAATCACCATGTGCATCCACTTGGCGATAAATGGTTGTTGTGTGCTCAGGGATTGTGATGGTGGCCCCTGTCGAGTGCAAATAACCCAACTCAGCGTTGTTATATGGTGCCCCATCCTCCCTCTCGGCCTTATCCGCAGGAATTCCCACCAACACATCAGTACCGGATAACTGTTTCAGCGCGTCGAGAACACTGGCGTAATTGTCTTCGCGAACCGTTAACCCGCTTTTCATTCCGGCGTCCCCAGTTGAACCGCTCCGGCACCAAACATCATCAGGTATTCCCAGAACTCCGATCCGTAACGGGAGTTGTTCCAGAAACCGGCATTAGGGTCCAGGGTTGCGCTTGCGTCATAACTGGCTGAAACCTTATCCACTGATTTCGCGGTCTGTATGCCGCTATTTACGCCACCAGCAGTACCCACAGCCACACCACGCATATCGGCGGCGTAAAGGTACATATAGTGCGCAACATACAGCCCGACGATGTAGGGAAAGATATCCACACCAAAGCGCGACTCACTCAGCAGGGCATCAGCAAAATTCAGTCGAGCCTGGATCATTGGCGTGGGGTACTTTGTTTCGTCAGCGAACTGCGGAAAGGTTAACCTGAACTGCTCAGGCGTCGGCAGACTTTGATTTCTTGCCATTATCGGTAGTCTCCGGCAATTTCGCTTCGAGTTCAGCAATGCGCGCATCTTTCTCGGCGAGTTTTGCTTCCAGATCAGCAATGCGGGGGTCTTCTGCTACCGCTGGCGCTTCACCATCCGGTGAGCAGTGCGCTTTCACGAACCAGTGATCGGCAACCGAATCATCGACGTCATGGAAACCCACCTGGAAATGCTTTTGCTCTTTGCCGTCGTTGAAATTAAACGGGGAGAGTACATAAATCTTTTTCATTGCAAGTCCTCATGAGCGGCCCTTTCGGGCCGCCTCAGGTTAGATGCCGTCGACGTAGGCCAGAGTTTCCGGATAAACCGGCTCTACTGCACCCAGCTTGCCGTAATAGGTTACGAGCTGATACAGGCCGCGATACTGAATCGGCACGCTCATCAGCGGAACCATCGGGAAGCGAACGTATTTTTTGTCGTTGGTGTAGAACATCATGCGATCAGAGTTCGACACGCCACGACCTTTCGCCCATTTCACCGGACGGATGTTCAGAGGACGCCCGTTCTGGTGGTATGCGATGGTGTTGGTTTCCAGATAGGTCAGCAGGGACTGGTTACCAGCGCTGGATACGATGGTGCTTGCCAGCAGAGAGAACTGCTCCGGCGGGATCAGCAGGTCCGTCGGTACCATGGAGTAAGCCGAGTTGGCCCACGCTGCACTCAGCCCGGCGTTAATGCTCGCCCGGATTTCGTCAGCGGTGGAGGTCGCCCAGGTCTTCGCGGCGTTGGTCGGCGTCACCTGCGTCAGGTTCATCAGGCCTTTAACGTTCAGACCGGAATCGCCGATATAAACCTGCTCGTCTGTGTCCATGTTCCATTTCAGCTGCATACCGTCGTACTTCTGCGTGTCGATCGGGCGACCAACCTGCGCAGCCGCCTGCAATTCTGGAACGGTCCAGCCCAGCTCCATACCCCACAGGGTAAGCGGGAAGCCAGTTTTTGCGATGTCGACGTTAACGCCAGCCAGCGCGGTCGCAGTTTTGCTCAGCCAGTTTTTACCGTTAGCATTCGGTGTACCGGCAGCAGCAAAGGTGGTGTTAGTGAACGAGCTGATCTCGTCAGCAATAGACACGTCTTCACGCAACTGGATATCGCGCGACCAGGTGTAACTCACCAGCGGCAGATTCAGTGTCTGATCGAGACGCTCCAGCTCATGGACAAGAAAGGCACCAGTGCCGTCGACTGTCGCCTGGTCAAATGTCATTGGCATTTGCGATTTCCTTAAATATTGAAGGCCAGCTCAATGTTGCCGCTGGTGTCGCCAGGGCCATTGAAGTAAGCGTTAGTAATCTGGACGGTATTCGAGCCATCAGCGGCGGCAAGGAACGCGCCGAGAGGGCTTGAGGCGGATGGTGTGGCCACTCGCATATAGACCGGGCCATGCAGCGCGACGCTGGATGCATCCGCGCCGATGTTTACCGTGACGTAGCCACGTACCAGGCAATCGCCGGTGAAGTTTTTACCGCTGCCTACCTGCTGGACTTTATCCGGCTGGCTGGCGGTCGGATACGGACGGACGTAAATACCCACCAGCACCGCGGCTGTATCGCTCGCAGCGATGGGAACAAACTTCCCGGAGGAAATCTTGCCGCCCAGGCCGTAAGCTGAAAACAGGTTGGTAGAGTCCAGCAGTTGAGGTTCAACCGTCAGATCCTGCGGACGAGAAATTGCCCCGGCGATGCCCGCAGGCATCCGGTAAAGGAATGTGTTACCCATTGGTTAACCTCGTTTAGACCAGAATTCCTGCGCGGCCTGATTCATGCCGGCAATGGTTTTAACAGTGGTGGCAGTCTGCGTTTGCAGGCTGTCGTTAGTTTTGGTGTTGCGGTTTTTAGCCAGTTCAGAAACAGCGTTAAACGCCATATCCACTGTGGCTTTTTTCAGTGTGGTGATGTCGGCATCACCGACAACAGAGCGCACCAGAGACTGATCAGCGGACGCGAGAACCTGACGCTTGAACGCAGTCAGTTTCGTTTTTTCCGGAAGCTGGATACCGGGCTGAATGAGGTCGGCTCGATACGCAGCATCGCCAGTAACCTGCCCCTCTTTTTCATCCTTTTCATCGTCTTTTGCGTCTTCATCCCCTGTGGCTGGCGTCATGGTGCATGTCATTTTATTGACTGCCTCAATCAGTGCCTTACCCCAGGCCGGGATTTCCTCCTGCTCGTCACCCGTACCGGACAGCGCGGGCGCAGGCATAGGATTCTGAGGTGAAAGGTTGATGACCACACCGCCAGGCGTCATGGAGGATGTAACGTCGTCATCCCCGGTCATGTTGTCCGGCGGGTTATCGATGAGATTCGCCATTTCGGCGGCGTCATTGGTTTTACGAGCGCGCACAAGGCGCTCCCACCAGTTTTTGGCTTTGTTTGGCATGCTATCTCCAAGTGCGCAGCGAGAACCGGCTCGCCCGTTAGGGACCAGAGCCAGATGATTACCGGTTATTGCGTACTGCTCCGCAATACCCGGCGAGATTTGTCGGTAATCTGCGTCGTAACCGCAGCTCACCTCGTCGTCACCGTCTTCCACCGCCTGGATGGCTTCTTGTGTCTTTGCGATGACGTCAGCCAGCAACAGGTCTGATTGTTCCCCGCCACCTCGTCTGACGTCCTGAATATGTCCGTTGGCCAGTTGCCGCCAGTTTTGCGGTGTGACGAAAATAATGTTGCCGTTGAAGTCCTTCGGATGACCGATAGTGACGGCCATCGCCTCGAAAGAGGCCATTGTGCGCTCGCTGAATACCTCTTCCGGAGTCCGGCGAACGACTATCAATCCCTGGCTGTCTGGCTCGATTTCCGGCAACTCTTCCGCGCTATAGACCTGCTCGCCCGTGCGGCCAATAGGCACGTCTTTAAACAGGACGGAACCATCAGCAAGCTGATAGCGGGTATTCCCCAGGCGGGTTTTGAAGAAATATTTCATGGGTTACCTGCTGAATTGCGGGCAATAAAAAAGGCCGCTCAGTGGCGGCCTCTATGGGGTGATTATTTTCTCTTTCTGCTTACGTCAGGAGGAGTTTCAATAGCTCTTTCAACACTCCACCCTGAATCAATTCTTCGGCGCAATGTAGTCCTTGGGATGCCGTATTTTTCTGCCATATCTTTGGTCGATAGTGTATCGCCTTTATATGTGATCCACCGGGTGTCCCTACGGTTTAGCCCCTGCTCTTTTGCTGTTGCCCACCGGCAGTTGTCAGGAGTGTAATCACCATTGACATCAATCCTGTCTATGCTGTGCGCGTTTGATGGCCTTTCGCCCATGTCATGCAGGAAATTATCAAAAGCGTCCCACCTGCCACAAACCTTAATGCCTCTGCCGCCATATAGGGGGTAATGTAGATCATCAGATTTGTTGCAACGGGATCTCATCGACTGCCAACTCACATAGGTCGGCGACCGGGTAGCACCGTGCTTTTTAGAGCGCGCTGAGGTTAATTCATTCCTCAGGCAGCCGCAGCTTTCAGATGCCCCGGAAGTTAACATGGTCCCGCGTAGAGATTTGGTATTGCCACATTCGCATTCACACAGCCAGTATCTATGCCCGTGGTCTAACCTTTCCGCGCGACTGATAACTCTCCACCTGCCAAATTTGAGGCCGGTCAGGTCTTTCGCTAAACTATTTTCAGCCATTATTTACCTCGATTAAGTAATGGTTAGGCTCTCACGCTGTTACAGCAGCATGGGAGCCGTTATTTTATCACTTTCGAGGCTCGGGAACCTTCACTCTCGGCCAACATTTACAATTTGGCAGTGCACCGCAGTGGCCTGTCATTCCATCTAATGTGGGCGGGTCATCCCACCTCACAAATTTCCCTTTCATTTCTTTATGGGATGGCCTGGTGCCAGTTCCCTCTATCTCCCACCAGTAGCCCTCAGAGCCAACCGATAACGCCCTTGCCTGAGTCAACGCGGTAGTGGCCCTGCCAATCTCGGTACGCGCTATCATCTGCGCTCGACTGGCTGCAACGTCACCAGAGGCCATAATCATTTCGTACAGCGCATCGGGGCGTTCACCACGTATTACCGCTTCCATCGCCCGCGCCTGAATCTCAGAAACACGGCTGGCAGCCTCGAGCGGCAACGACTTCATGTACTGAACCTGACGAGCCACGATATCCTTCGCGACCATACCGACAGGCGTGTTACCAACAACGTCACGCAACCCGACAGAGATTTGCTCGGAAACGGATCGCCACTGGTTCCACTCTTCACGCTCTACCTGGGCAAACATCTTTCGACCGACCATTTCGGCCCAGTCGTCAATCACCCCGGAGTAGTCAACAAGCGATTTAGCAATGCTGTCAGCGCTTGCCTGTGAACCATCGTAGGAGCCCGTGACGATTTGGTTTATCTGGTCGACTATCGCCAGTAGGCTTTTCTGGTACTGGACCTCCGATCGGCGGCGGAGGGCTGGTTTCAGATTCAGTCTCCTGCCACTGTTTCGCCGCATTCTGGATATCCTCATCGCTAATTGAAGCACCGATGCCGGTAACATCAGACAGCTCGCGTAAATCGGTCAGCGCAGCCGCCGGAGACATTCCCAAATCACGCACAGCGGTTGCCAGCGCGTTAGCCGTGTTCGTCGCGACCGTCGAGCGGTCAACATCAGACATCTGCCAGAGCGGGTTAAATTCGAAGGTGAAATCGTCCGGCAGCGGTTCGCCGAATTCCGAGCGATGCAGTACATCGAACAGCAGGCGAATATGCGGGCGTAAGTCGCGCTCCTGCTGCGTACCCACGTCGCCGTAGTAGTTAGCCAGGTCTGCGTCACCCGTAGAGAAGCCTTTCGGCGACTGGCGGAACATACGCACCAGCGGGATTCCAACAGCCCCGGCAATATCTTCTTTGAACTCGCTCAGAAGGTCAGACAGGCCAGCGAATGAGTAGGAGTGGGTTTCGAAAGTGTCCTTGCCGTCAATTAAGGTCATCCCTTCATTTGTCTGATACTGCCTAATCAGTTCCATTTGCTTGAGTAGTGATTCAAGGGCTTTCCCACCCATCCCGATCAACTCTCGCAATTTTTCGACTTTCATTGTCCGCAAATGGGCCTTGTATGAAAGTTGGGCCGCACCGACGCTGGTACTGTCGTATGAGGTCAGGCGATCAAAGATGCGCTCTACAACCGACATACCCCATTCGTTTTCGGTGATTTTCTGCTGGTAAGGCAGCTTCACGCCATCCATACGAATCAGGCGGGAATGGTGCAGCGTCCAGGCTGGTAATCCCTGAGCCGTCGTCACGATGTCGTAAAATTCAGGCTTGCCGAGATGTGGACCAAGCGTTTTAATGCGGCGCGTCAGTTGCGGGTTGAGCATCCAGCGATCGAGAACGGCCAGGCCTTTAAAGCTACCTTTGCCGACTTTATCCAGGATGAGGGGGGTTAACGGTGCCTGCCCCTCGATAAGGATCAGCGCACCAGCACCACCGTAAAGCCGCGACCATTTCAGCGTCTCGTTGAGCGCGTCCCACAGTTGAAGCTCTTCAAACTTCGATTCCAGAATGCCGCGGCGCTTCGGGTCAATCTCGCTGGTAATGCGCACGCCTTTTTTGGTCATGTCATCGGCGATAGCATCCACAGCCACGCCGATGATCCACGACGAACGATACGCCCATTCAATCAACAGGCGGTTACGGCTGGTATAATTCGCCCGGTACGTTGATGCGGCGTGCTGGTTAGGCTGCTGCATCCCTACGCGGGCGATAAAGTTATCGTAAGAGTCCGCCGTGGCGACTCGTTTTGCTTGTTTCGCCATGCGGTTATGCTCCGAATTTCAGCCAGATATCAATAGAGCTGTCAGTTGGTGCGAACGCCATGATGAAGGCGTCGGCAATGTTTGGTGATGGCACATCACGCTTGGCAAGGTCTTTTTTGCTTTCCACCATCACGCGACCGTTTTTGTCAAAATCACGGTGAGGGGTGGTAAGTTCCAGCTTGAGCTTTTCCAGCAGCGGACAGGATGAGTCAATGCTAATCAGCTCATCTACCGGGTACTGCTCGCCGTTCTTTACCGCGTTGAAGGTGTTACGGAAGCGATCCGCTACCAGCCACCAGGCCTGCGCTTTGAGGTTGGCGAAAAAATCCTTGTTCGGGATGCCAATGTATTCGTAGTCCGGCTCATTCACACCAGCGCCTGCATTGAATCGCTGATAGTTGATGCGGGATGCGTTCATGTTTTCGCGCTTACGATCCTCATTAATTTCTGAGAATTTTGCACCAGCAGATGCCCCAACGCCGATTGAGTCGTAGACGATATCAGCATCGCGCTCCAGTGCTGCCTGATACGTACGCTGGCAGCTCTTCAGCAATTCGTCTTCTTTCGCCTTCCACTCATCCGCCCAATACACGACGGAGCCGTGGCGATAGACGTTAGCGCACTTATCGGCGCCGCTATCGGCGACGTCGAAGCCAATACGCTTGCGCCCGCTTGGCTCGAAATTCAGGACTTTGTGGGCATCAACGGCCGCCTCAATCCATGACAGCTTGATAATGGCCGCATCATCATCCGACTCTGGCACGCCTTCGTAGACGTGCTTAAACCCATCCGGATCCCGGCGCTTAGCTGCTTCGATAACCTTCAGCATAGTGTCGGACAAAAAGGGGTTTTCATCGTAGTTGATTTTGCGTATCAGCGTATCTTCTGGCGGATCGACCACAAAGTTACGCCACACGAAATCAGTCACCAGCCCGGGGTTAAAGATAAACCAGCACTCTGATCCCTCTTTACGGATGGTTGGCTCCAGTATCTTCCACTGGTATTCCGTCAGCGCGTGGGCCTCTTCAAGCCACAGAACGCTGATACCTTCCAGAGACTTAATCTCTTCAATGTTGCGCCAGAGCCCATAAAAGACGAATTCAGACCCGGTCACCCGGTTAATGATTTTGTTGTTCAGAATTCGGAAACGATGCCGCAGGCCAAAGCGGTCAATCTGAATTTTGAGCAGGGTATACACCGACTCTTCAATTTTGTTCTGGATCTGACGTGCACAGCAAAAGCGAAGGCTGTATTTATTCGACAGAAATATGGCGATGCCAGCGGCATCCCATGATTTTGACGATGACCGACCACCATAAAGCACTTTGTTACGCGCCTGCGTCGTCCAGAAGCTACGCAGGACCGGATTCAGCGTCGGTTTGGATGTCAGAGTAGAAGTCATTGAGGTCACGCTCTCCGTTGCCATCATCAATACCTGCATCACGGCGAAGACGATCGGCCTCCAGCGACACCTTATCAGTAGCAGCCTTGCGATAGTCTGTATCAGCAAATATTTTGCCTACCGTCGCAAGCGTGCCGACGATGGACTCAATACGAACGGTATTGCGCATCATCGCCTTCTCGGCGGCGCTGATATTTTCCATCAACACCTTTCTTTCCTGGTCCCCTTCAGCATCATCCAGCTTGGTCAACCACCGGCCAATATTCTCTGCGGCGACAAGGTTGTTAGCCCGAAGGCGAAATAATTCGTCTTCGAGTGTCAACGCTTTCGCGTCTTCAATGACCTCATCTTTAAGCAGAAGGCGGCGGGCGTAACCACCATGCTTTAACGCCTGCTGGTTGCCGGGTTGAAATGGGTTAGTCGGCGGATCGGTACGCACCCCGCGTATCGGTTTCGTATCTGGTAGAGGTTCGGCTTTTTGTTGCGTACTTTTTTGCGTACGTCCAGCGCTGGCAGGCTTTTCGCTGGTACGCGCCTTACTCTTTTGCGTACCACTTTGCGTACCATTTTTGCGTACCTGCGTACCGCTATTGCGTACCCAGTCAAATTTTTTAGCCCTCTTCCTGATAGCCCCTTCAGTAACGCCGTATTTATCGCCTATATCACGGAGACTAAGGACTCCGGCCCGGTATGCCGATTCGATGGCCTCCCAGTCCGGTTTTGCCATAATTTTGTCCTCGCCTTGACATTATCGAGCCACCTCTGGAAGTGGCTCTGTAATGCCGTCAGGCCTCACTAGCCATTTCAACCAAATCTTTGAAGTCCTGACACGTATCCAGTCGATGTCCATGATCGTCGACAAAGTTGTAGCTTTTGAATAGTTCTACGATTTCCTCGGGACTCTTCCCATTTAAACGAGGAAACCGCTTTGATTCGTCAACCTGTTTCATCTTCTAATCTCCAGTCTGTAGGGTATGACCCCACTACAAGGGTTCTTGAAATTGCCTTTATTAGTGGCGGTATTTATCAGTATCACGGCGTTCCGGCTACAACTTATCAATCCCTGATGGCGGCACCATCAAAGGGTTCGTACTTTGCTCGCTGTATCCGTAACGTATTCCCAACCACACGCGTAGGTTAATCACCAGGCGGAGCAATCCGCCTTTTCTCTGCGTCTCTGATATCAGCCTTATCCCGGTTGCACTGCCCGAGCGCTGATAGCAGACTGACGTTTAAATCAAGGCTCTGGCCCCACGTCAGGTTGTCAGGGATTTCCGGTTGCGGGGTGTCAGCCGTCAGGCTGGCCGGTAACGGGACCACCGGCACCTTGACGTAGACCGTTCGCGAATTGTTGCAGCCGCTTAACTGCGCCAGCAGGCACAGGGCGATTAGTGCAATCATCATTCGCAACAGCAACCCGGATATCAGCCGAGGCTCCCGATGCGTCCAGTGCGATCTGCTCTTTTGCATTCTTGTTGGCCTCGACGATGGTGTTGAATATGGTCATGGTGGTCAGAACGTTGGAGGTGATGGCCTGAGCGGTATTTACCTGCTGTTCAGCGGTTTCAGCTCTGGTTTCCTGCTGATTGGCTGCGTTGTGGTAATGCATTGCCAGCCATCCAAGGCAAACCACCAGGCAAATCACTACGGCGCTGATGATTGCGGTTAATCGGCTCATTTCTGGCCCCACTCGCAGACTTCACGCTCAATCTCGCGCCTGGTGATCAGCCCCTTCCACTGCTTGCCACCGGCATACGTCCAGCGCTGCAGTTCCTTGCATGCACCCGGCACGTCTCCAGCATTCAGTTTCTTCAACAACGTAGAGCTGGCGAAGGCGCCAGAGCCAACGTTGTAGGTGAATGAGTAAAGCGCAGCGCGGGTAGGATCAGGAATGCGGACTTTGATGAGCGGGTCAATGGCGCTTGCCACCTTCCGCAGATCTGCCTTCAGCAGGTTGTCGCATTCCCTGTCAGTGTAACGATGGCCGCGGCGAATATCGGCGCCAGTGTGACCATCACAAACAGTCCAGACGCCGACAACATCCTGATAGGCGTAATAACGCCTTCCTTCCAGGCCGTCGGCATTACCAAGCATGACAGAAGCAATTGCGATCGCGCCCGAACCGCCGGCGATCGCACCAATCAGCTTATTCCTCAGCGTCGGGTTCATCTCGGCTCCTGCTACGTCGGTTGTCTTCGCGAATCTTGAAATACAAATTCGTCAGATACGTAAGTACGGCGATGACAATGCCCACCAGTACGCCGATGGCATTCCACTGCTCGGGGCTGTAGGCATTTAGCATGCCGTTAAGGATGCTCACGGCTGAAGCGCCATAGGCAGCACCAGTGGTTATCTTTTCCATGCGATACATACTCTCACCTCGCGTTGTTAGCGGGTGCTGTGCGTGTTTGAAAGGGTCAGGCCCGTCGGGCTGAATTTAACAACGAAGCGTGTCGATGATGATTCCCGCGGGACCTGATAATAAAAAAGCCCGCAAAAAGGCGGGCAATAAGCATGAGGGTAATAGCAATGTGGTGATGACCGAAAATACCCTGGCTGGGTCTGGCGGCCTGCGACGCTGTTGCAGCAGCGCCCCTGATGGATTGGATTATGAGCCCGTCATCAGGTCAGGCCATTATCTGGTGCTGGTTGAACCAACAATCTGGTTCAGGGCTCTTGCGCGGCGGGTGTCGACGTGTCGTGCAGCACGTCTTTACCCAAGAGCCCTGACCGGATCGCAGGCATAAAAAAACCCAAGGCGTTAACCTCGGGCTTGAATTTTTTGTGTGTCGACAATCGAAGCTATGGCGACGATATCAGATTTACATGAAATATATGCCTTTCAGTTCGGTTTTGCAAGACTTACATCTAAATTTGTCGCCTTTTGTTGTGAACGTGATCGCGTTACCGATATGAGAGCGTCGCTATCAAGCTTCACAAAACTGCTGCGCAGCGCCAGCCAATGAGGGAGGTAGGTTTCTGTCCATGTGGACTTTGCTACACCAACCAGCTCCGCCAGCGCCTGATATTCATACGCCTCCCGCCCTGCCAGCTCGGCTTTGACATCCTGCGCGGCCAGCCAGATAAGTTGACGAAGGCGATCGACAGTCTTCTTCGCAATGCGTACGCCGGCCAGCTTCTTGCTGAATTGCTCCCATACCCACCGGGTGATCGTCTCCTGGTGCTCCCAACGGATATTGTCGCTGTAGTTCCACAGCAACCAAGCTTTCTGATGCTCTTCCAGCGACAGCAGAGCCCGGCGCCAACTGGCCGTCGAATACTCAACAGGCAAAACGAGAGCGATTGATGAACCCTTAGCGCGGGACTGGCTGCCGCTCATCGGCGGCCCGTCCGGGTTAACCATTTTTTGCTTCACCTCGCTATATACCTTCTTCCGGCCACGGCTGCGCGCCGTAGCGGTGAATTGCGCGTTCTCTGCAAAGGCTACCAGTTGCCCTTTCGTCGCGCCGCTCAGATCGGCGGTGGCCACTATCAGCTGCTGGCGAACAAATTCCAAGTATTGAGCTGTCATGCTGTCTCTCCCAGGCGCTTATAGATACGGACGAAATTGCGTAATATTTTGTAGTCGACCAGCACGGTGCCGCGGCTACGCAGGAGGCGGAGCTTTTGCCAACGGTCGCGGATGCGTTCGATAACGTCTTGGTTCATGCGGCCTCCCGCTGTTTCAGTGCTTTGAGCTTGGCGCGGTACTCATCGCGGATACGAATAAAGTCTTCCCGACGGTAGTTGGTCATTTCGTGGGGTCCGTTAAGCCAGTCGACATACTCCTGTCCGTAACGAGCGACCAGGCCAGCTTCGTATTGCTGAGCAACCGTCGACTCTTTGGCGGTGTACTTACCGGCCCCGGCATTGCACGATTTGCACTGCTTATGAGCGTTGCGCTCTTCAAAACGCAACTCAGGGTAAGCGCCGACCGTTTTGAAGTGGCCGCAGTCCCATTGGCCGCCATGCAGATCAGGCGGGTTGGTCTCGCCGCAACTGATGCATGGCAAACCAGCATCACGAGCGCGGATGTAGGCGTTGAATGCCTTCTGAGCCTGGGCTTTGTAGTAACCGTTAGGTCTGAGTTCAGCCAATCTTGCTTTACGACGCTGGCGCCCCTCCTTCTCGGATTCGCGCTGGAGCTTCACCGCCCTGGCTTTCGCCGCTTCCCGGGCTTTTGCTGTCTGTTTTTTGCCGATCGCACTGGCGCATTCAAAACTGCATACCACCTGCCCTTCCCGGGCAGGATGGAACCATTCGCGGCAGTGGGCGCATTTACGACGTGCTGGTTTACGCATGTGGCCTCCTTGCTCTCAGGCGGAGCCACTTCTTATCGACCAGGCGAGCGGTGTAGTCTTTCAGGGTCGGGATATCTGATGGTTTAACTTCGACCTTGCGCTTGCGGCGCGCCGGCACACGGAAGATGCCGCGCTCCATTACTTTGGCGAGAAGACATTGCATAGCCATCACCCCGCAAAGCTCAGCAGCTGACTGGCGGCATTTTCAGCCTCAGCCGGCGAGTGGAATTTGCGACGCAGAATGTAGTTCCAGAGCACATTCAGCACTGATTTGTAGACGCCGTTGAACTGGCTGTCGTCCATGCTGGCGAAGGAGATCGACTTTGCGACACGACGACGACTGCCGTCAGGCATCTGGTATTCGTCATAAAAGCCAGCCTGAATGGTTGCCCATTCGCGGAAGGATTCGAAGTGTTTCAGCAGCGCCATATCGCGGGCCCGAGAAATACCAACCGATGAGAGATACATCTCCGCGGCATTCTGGAGCGCAGCGCGCTGATCGTAGTCTGATGAAAGGAAGTCGATAAACCCGGATATGAGGTTGCGCTCAGCGGGCTCAATGAGACCACCGGAAGGCGTCCAGTAGTGATACCCGAGAGTCAGAAGTTTGAAGAACTTCTTGTGGAATGCGTAATTCCGGGGCTTGCGGAACTCACCGCAAAGCAGTTGCCCCACGGGGATAAGTTGCAGGTATTCGCTGGTTCCCGGCTCTGCGGGAATCAGTACGTTTTGATAACTCTTCTCAAATTGCAGTGTTTGCGCCATGTGTCCCCACTTGGCGCCGGGGTAAAGTTGTCAGTTGTCCAGACTGACCAGGTAATTATCGCCCCTCACGGGGATAAAAGCAAAATGAGCATATACGATAAACCCCTCAGGAGAGGGGTTTGATTTCAACTGGAGGCTTTACGTTCTGCGGGGGATTTAGGCACCTTTCACCTCTACGCATTGAATATTATCTACGCTTGGCGAAACATCGTCCCAGGACCTCTTATCATCTGCAACTTTCATCGCCTTAATGGCTGCTTTGCACTGCTCCATACTCTGCATGGGAACCACCTGCATATTCGATGATTGGCTGCTGATGACGAAAATCAGGAAGATGTACGCCATCACTTCACCTCCAGGCGCCAGACGGCCTGGCCAATGCGGCTCTCGTGGGGACATTTGGATACCAGCCCCTCTTTCGCCAGTTCAATAAGCTCTTTGCGGAGGTCGGCGCTCCTCCATTCCACCCCAGGGAATTTGCGCTCCATCGCGCATCGGATATTCCAGGTAGCCATGCGGAAAGGGTATCCGCTCCCCAGTGTCGCATCCTGCAGCGCAGCAGCATCAGTCATCACCTGCATGATTTTGCTTTTTACGTCACTCACTCTTCACCTCCTGCGGTGCTGCCGGCAGTGATACATGAGACCACGACTCACCACTAACCACTCTCCTAATTGTTCTTTTGGACACGTTAAACATTTTGGCTAGCGACCCAAAAGAGGCGCCCAACCCCCTTAGCAACCTTATTTCACTTACGCTTTGGTTGTTTAGCTTTGAGTTGGCCTGCATTTCCCCTTTATATGCCGGAAGATGTGACCTGTTTCTCAGCCCTGTTTCCCACGCATGCTTTCTATTCTCCTGCGGCGTGACCCATTCAAGATTTATTAGGTGTGGGTTGGCCTTATTTCCGTCTATATGATTTACCTCGGGCTTACCATAAGGATTCGGTAGAAATGCTTCTGCAACTAGTCTATGCACCCTTGCAATTTCCCTCCTCCCATTTGAAGCATCACTCAGCCTAACAACGCAATATCCATTGGTATTAAGAAATTGTTTTAACGGTCCGCCATTAAAGCGCTGCTTAGTTCCATCCCTCCTCAAAATCACTCTTGGCAGACTAATGACATCTCCGCACTCATTAACCTGGTAAATACCTTCCCAACCAACAACTGGTAAGAAATTCATGAGTTACTCCTTAGGCGGATTTGGCAATGGCATCCAGTGGGTTATATTCTTGGCAACGAATTGGTTTGCCTGCCAAGCACCAAATATGAATGCGTAGGTAGTTACGTAACGATTATCCCAGCAAAGATACGCCCCATCATTTTCAGGCAGGCGCTCGCTTACCGGAATCCATCCTGAAACTACCGGTGCTGGCTGCGCGTGGAGATAGAGCTTAGTGCCAGGCTCAAAGGACTGGATAAGGCGGCGATAAGAAAGCGCATCCCCTCCATCATCGCCAACAACAATCACCGGCTCACTGTCCGCTACCGGCTGCGCTGGCGGCATATCTGGACCTTTGCGAATGGCTTTTGCCAGATCGATAGGGTCATCGTACAGCCAGTCTCCTGTTTCAGGGTGATTGGCTTCTGCCAGTTGGGCGGCCCATTCCAGACCGTCTTTGTGCCCCTGCAGGTAGTCGAGAGGCAAACACCCTGACTCGCTGTCCATTGCGGCCAGCGCAATGCGGGAAAGCTCCATGATTTCATCAGAACTTAACCACTCTCTGATTTCTTCCTCGTCATAAGCTTCGCTATTAATGGCTCGGATAATTCGCTGAATGCGCTCTCTGGTTATGGTTGATTTGGTCATTGGTTGGCTCCTTCTGCCTGATACTTTTCGAACCAGAACACTACCGGCGCGTTAGTTGGTTGAACCAGGCCGAATGATTCCGCTGTGCGGTAGCTTCTCGATGCTCGGCGAGTCACATCAACTTGAGTTGCAATGCGATTGCGAAAATCCTCAACCGTGCTGCACATTTTGAACAGGTTGCAGGGGATACATGCCGGAACCATGTTGCTGACCGTGTCGTTTTCTGGTCTGTCCATTGCGCAGCCATTACTGATATTCCTTCGTACTGCTTCGACGTGGTCAGCGTGCCATTTATCGCCAAGCTCACAGCCACAGTAAGCGCAGCGGCCGCCAAACCGCATGCGCAGTTCTGCGCGCTGTTTTTTGGTTAGTGCCATCTACTCAACCTCCACCTTGATGCCAGCGGCGCTAAGCGCAGCATCGACATCGTCGGCGAAGTAGTAAGTTAATCCGCTTGATGATTTAGCCAGTTTGAATGGTTCTGGCATCTTCACGGTGCGGGACTCCAGATCTGCTAACTGGCGTTCAGCCAATTCCGCGCGAGCATCAAGCGTTACGTTTGCGGCACAGAGTTGTTGCTCTGCTTCTTCCAGCTCGGCGATGCGCTCATCCCGCTTAGAAATCAGCCCCAAATATGCCTGCCGCTCTGCCTCCGTGAGATTAGCGTGCCGCTGCGCCTTTTCCAGCGCCTCTACCAGCGCATCAATGCGGCCCTGCTGATAGTTCCACGCAGCTGCTGCTGTATCGCCACAATCGCCAATAGCAGCATCATCAGCGCCGCAGTGCGGGCAGTAGCATTCGCCATAATCACCGGAGAAAAGAGGTTCTCCACCATTCAGTTTGTTGCTCGGATACATTTTCCCGCAGTCAGTGCATTCAGCCAGGTAGTAAGACCCTTCGACTTTCTGCCCCTTCATCTGCGCCAGTTCGGTGATATCAGTCATGGTTAGCCCCCTCGCGCAGATGCTTGGCGAAATTAACGGCATGCAATTCTGTGTCACTATTGTAAAGTGCGATATATTTTGCGAACTTCTCAACTCC